TGGGGCGGGCAGGATCTTCCTTTCGGCAAGTTCGTCTTTGCCAGGCATTTCCCGACATATGATAATCCCTATGGCCTGCGCCTCTTATCGCGCTGCTTCTGGCCGGTGGCATTCAAGCGCGGCGGCTGGAAATTCTGGATGATCCTGGCGGAAAAATATGGCGTCCCATTTCTGATCGGAAAGCACCGTCAGGGGGCGACCAAAGCCGAGAAACAGGAAATGCTCGCCAATCTCACAGCCATGGTCCAGGACGCGGTAGCGGTGCTTCCCCAGGGCGGCAGCGCAGAAATCCTGGAGACCGGAAAGACCGGATCCGGATCAAGCATTCACGCCGAAATCATTGCTGCCACAAACGCCGAAATGTCGAAAGTGATTATGGGGCAGACGCTGACGGCTGAGACAAATAAAAATGCCGGATCTATGTCCCAGGGCGTGGTCCATGAAGACATCCTGGAGGACTTCCGGGAAGCGGATCAGGCGCTGGTCAGAGAGACGATGAATAGCATTGCCTGGGTCTATGGCCAGATCAACGCGCCGGGCGTCCCGGCGCCGACGTTCTCCTGGTTTGAGGAAGCCGATCCCAAAAAAGACATGGCCGATCGCGACCAGGTGCTCTCGCAGTCCGGCGTAAAGTTCCGGAAGCCATATTTTGTCCGGCAGTACAACTTCCAGGAGGATGATTTTGATATCGCAGAAAATCCCTCCCAGCCTCCCTTTGCAAAGGGAGGAGAAGACAAAAACGGCAGCGGCGCATTCTCAGAGCCGCGCGCGCAAGCAAGCGGAATTGACGAATCCCCAGCAGCAACACTCGACGCCCTGGGCAGAAAAGCGCTGGAAGCGGCCGACCTTTCAGGGATGATCGATCCAGTCCGCGATTTGCTCTTCTCCGTTTCAACCCTTGAGGAATTCCGCGACAAGCTGATCGATCTTTATCCGGACATGAACGACAAGGATTTTGCAGACATATTGGCCACGGCGCTCCAAACGGCGGATCTGGCAGGGAGATACGATGCCCAATAGCGCCCAATATATGAACCTTCCGTTTGACGACGCCATTGCCACTTTCAGACAAAAGCTGGTCAATCTTCCCACCAACACCTGGAAGGATATCTGGCAGGGCCAGCATGCAAAAGCGTTTGTGATCGCAGGCGGCACAAAAGACGCATTTTTGACCGACATGCGCGCAGCCGTTGACAAAGGGATCGCCAAAGGCACCACTCTGGAAGCCTTCCGGAAGGACTTTGACCAGATCGTTGAGCAACACGGCTGGAAATACAAGGGCGGACGCGGCTGGCGAACGGCTGTCATATTCAATACCAATTTGGCCGTTGCCTATGACGGCGGGCACTGGAAGCAGATGACCGATCCGGACATGATGAGGATGAGACCGTATTTGCGATATGTGCCAAGCTATTCGAGGAACAAGCGGCCGGAGCACATCGAATGGTACAACCTGGTGCTGCCCAAGGACCATCCGTTTTGGAAGACCCATGCCCCTCGAAATGGATTTGGCTGAAAGTGCGGGCTTGTTGACCTTTCCAGCCGTGAGCTGGACCGGTTGATCGATGAGGAAAAGGGTTCGGCCCATCCCATCAGGACCGATGCCCCGGAAATAAAATACTATGACTGGACCGATCCGGCCACCGGCAAGGTGCATCGGGTGCCGCAAGGGATTCAGCCGGGCTGGGATTACAATCCGGGGGAGGCCGCCTGGGGGAAAAGTGAAGCATTGAGGCTGATGGAAGACCAGGGGCCGTGGGTGGATTTAACCCCAAAATTCCCGGCTGATTATGCTTTGTCAGACAGAATTCCTATCGATACGCCGAACGCTTCTATCGGGACGCATGCACGCTCGATAGAGGACCTGAAATCAAAATTAGCATTCGCACTGGGAGGGACTTCTGCTGTTTTTAGAGATCCTGCCGGAGGCGCGACGTCTGTCACGGATGCGATTGTTGAGCATATGCTGGAAAAACAGGACACGCGGTGGGATGGACGGGAAATGTATTTCCCGTTCATTCCGGAGCTAATCGAGACTCCTGCCGAAATATGGATCGGGTTTGCTAAAAGCGAAATATCTGGTCGTGTCGGAATACGAAAAAGGTACGTTAAAGCGGTTGATATCGGAAAAAACAGGGTTTTGGGATTGTGGGCCGAGACGTCCGGAGGGCATTGGGTAGCAAATGGCTTTTTTACCGGGAAGCAGACAGCTCTTAACAATCTGAGGAAGGGGAATCTGTTGTGGAGAAGAAAAGCAGATTAGTGGCTCAGCCTATGACCTGCCATGCCATCCATAAGCTCACGCTGCAAGGTGTCCGGACATGGCCGACCCTGTGCGCGGTTCGGTATTCACTCTACAACCGGGATGCCAACCCCGGCCCCGTGAATAAAACTATAATACATTAAAAAGGGATTTGTCAAGTGGGCGGCGTCGGAATCGAACTTGAGGTAAACGATAAAGAAGTCCAGCAGATGCTCGGCCAGATAGCCAAGCGCATCGGCAATCCGGAACCGGCGTTAAAAGTCATCGGCGGCATTATCCGGACGTCTGTTGTCAGGAACTTCGAAAAGGGCGGCCGGCCCGACAAATGGGAAAAGCATTCAAAGCTCACTGAGGCGCGCAGGGGAAAGGGTGCGCCCATATTGATCAAGCAGGGTTTTGAAGGCGGATTGATGGGATCGATCTCCGTAAAAACGGAAAAGGATTCAGTGATCGTCGGCACCAACAAAGAGTATGCGGCCGTTCACCAGTTCGGCGCAGACAAGGGCAGCTTCGGGACATTTGCGGTCAAGGTCAAGCCGTTTGAGCGCAAGATCACCCAGGCCTTCGGCAAACCGCTAAAAGGCGGGGCCAAGGCGGTAAAAGTTGGCGAGCATACCCGAAACGTCAAACTCCCCTGGGGCGATATCCCGGCCCGGCCGTTTATGATGATCCAGTATGAGGACTGGACGGAGATGCAGGCGATGCTGGCGGAATATATAGAAGGTTTAAGATGAGGCTGAAGCAAAAAAGGCTGAAGGCTGAAGAGAAAACGGGAAGATCCGCCCTGTCTCCCTCCTTTGCAAAGGAGGGCCGGAGAGGATTTCTTGGCGACGCAGCCAAAGCCCCAAATTTAAACGATCTCGGTTTTTGCGGCCGGATGTACGACCGCAGACCCGATCGAAGTTTTTAAATGATGTTTAAATGGCTTCCTGAAGGTTTTTGGCAGGACGCTGAACGGTAAAAAATGAAAAGCGATAAAAAATAAAAATCCACCCTGCATCCCTCCTTTGCAAAAGGAGGGCCGGGGAGGATTTGTAGGGGCAAAAACAAAATCGCGACTCAAAGCAGAAAAGGAGCGGGAATGAACGGGAAATGGATCGAAATATTTAAAATCGGACGCCACACCGACAACAAGGGCCGGATCAGGGAATGGACAGAAGGCGATTTAAACAAGATGGTGACGTCCTACGATCCCAAAAAGCACGAGGCGCCGGCGGTCATCGGGCACCCTACGAACAACGCGCCGGCGTATGGCTGGGTGGAGTCGCTAAAAGCTGAAGCTGGGAAACTGTACGGAAAGTTCAAGCAGATTCAGCCGGCATTTGCGGACATGGTCTCCTCAGGCAGCTTTAAAAAGCGATCGATTTCGATTTATCCGGACGGCTCGCTTCGCCATGTGGGGTTTCTGGGAGCCATGCCTCCGGCGATCAAGGGACTCGCGGATATCCAGTTTTCAGGCAACGACGACTGCTCAATATATGAATTTGAAGAACAATCATCTCCGGACGCAGATCCGGCGATACAAAAAGCAAAGGAGACAGAAATGGCAGAATTAGATGATGTAAAAAAACAGCTGGAGCAAGAGAGACAGGCGCGGGCAAAAGCCGAGACCGAAGCGGCTGCCCAGAAGAAGCGTGCGGATGATTCCGCCGCGGCGTTTTCTGAGTCCCAGGTTAAGGCGAAGAGAAAAGCGATCGCTGACTTCGTCGAGGCCGGCATCAAAGACGGCAAAATCCTGCCGGCATGGAAGGCCGCCGGGATTACAAAGTTCATGGAAACGCTGGACGGCATCGACGGCGCGGCAACAGGTCCGGTTGAGATCGAATTTTCCGAGGGCAAGGGCAAAATGACCCCGGCCAAGTGGTTCCGTGATTTTATTTCCAGCTTCTCGGAACACCCGCTGTTTAAGGAGATGACCCGGCCGGAAGGAGACAAGACCGGCGGCAAAACGGACGAAATCAATTTTTCCGAGGGCGACGGCAAGGTTCCCCTAACGCACAAGGTTTAAAAGCCGGCGGAAGGCCGAAGGCTGAAGCCGGAAGCACTAAACATAGAATAACCGCTGAAAGCTCAAGGCTTATCTCTTCAGCCTTCAGCCTTCAGCCTAACCACCTAATTCATGGAGGCATCAAATGACAATAAACGGAAAAGTCGGGGAATTCGCCCGCGACGACGAACGCGCCCAGGACCCTGGACATGGTCCGGTGCTGTTGTCGACAAAATTAAAAATAGACGACGGCGATTACCCCGTCG